CTAATTCAATGAAAACTGTAGGTGAGTCGATGGGTGATATTTTCGTGAAATCAATTAAAGGCATGGAAGACGCTCTTGTCTCCTTTGTCACTTCGGGAAAACTGGATTTTAAATCTTTAGCAAATAGCATTATTGCGGATATGGCTCGGATAGCAATACAACAGGCCATCACAGCACCGTTAACTGGTTGGTTTAAGGGATTATTCAGTGCGAAAGGAAACGCTTTTTCAGGGGGCCAACATTTAACGGCTTATGCAAAAGGCGGCGTGATAGATAGCCCTCATTACAAATACATGGCAGACGGGGGCATTGCCGTTGCTGGTGAAGGGTCTGGGGCTGAGGCGATACTACCTTTAAAGCGTGGTAGGAATGGAATCTTAGGCGTAGAAGGTGGCGGTAATTCGACAAGTATTTCCGTTTCAGTTGATGCAACAGGTAGCAAAGTAGAAGGTGATGAGCCTAATGCTAGAGAATTAGGCAACCTAATAGCCGCTGCAATTCAATCTGAATTAATTAAGCAGAAACGAAATGGCGGCCTCTTAGCCCCTGCATAATTATGGCGACCTTCCCAAGCATTGAATCTGATTTCGGGATTGCTAAAAGCAGCAACCCACAGATCACTACAACGAGATTTCAAGACGGTTATGTTCAGAGAATTAAATGGGGCATGAATGTTGACCCTAAAACTTGGTCGCCTAGATGGAACAACATCACGGAAGCACAATCAGACACAATAGAAGTATTTTTACAAGCCAGAATTGACGATGGTGATTCTTTTGCTTGGACTCCGCCTAATGAGTCAGCGGCGGGGAGATATGTTTGCGAAGCTTGGAATAAGACGATGAACTATGCAGGATTAGCAAATATCACAGCAACCTTTTTAGAAGTATTTGAACCCTAATGGCAATACCTGTATCTGAGTTACAGAAAAGAAACCCAAGCAACATTATTGAGCTTTTTCAGCTTCAATTGTCAACGGCAATTCATGGCACGAATACAACTTATTATTTCCATAATGGGGTTTCTGAAGATGGTTACAGGAATATTATTTTTGACAATCAAGAGTACACAAGGATGCCGATTGAAAGTGATGGATATGAATACAATGGGCGGCAACTACCAAGACCAACTCTTCGCGTTTCAAATATTGCAGGAACAATCACAACCTTACTTTTGACATTGCCTCAGGGATTAGAGGGCGCGAAGGTGACGAGAATTAGAACTCTTGAAAGATATCTCGACGCTGCCAATTTCAGCGGGGGAGACATTTTATTAGAAAATAGTTCGAGTAATTTAATCGTGCAAGAAGATGATTCGCTTATCAATCAAGAGGAAGGGACTAACCCACATGGAACCCCAGATGCATCGGCAATATTCCCAAGCGAGGTTTATTTTATTTCTAGGAAAGTCACAGAGAACAGAGCGCTTGTTGAATTTGAATTAGCTGCAAGCTTCGACCTGGACGGCGTGCGAATACCTAAAAGGCAAGTCTTACCGGCTGATTTCCCTGGCATTGGTTCGTTCTATTCCTAATGTGGAAAGATGATGCTTTAAAACATGCAAAGGCAGAAGACCCAAGGGAGTCTTGCGGTTTGTTAGTTGTAGTAAAAGGGAAGAAGAAATATTGGCCTTGTGAAAATCTAGCTGTTAACCCGGAAGATCAATTTATTCTCAACCCTATCAATTGGGCGGATGCCGAAGACAAAGGCGGGGAAATTATTGCTGTTATCCATAGTCACCCAACAACAAGCCCTCAACCTTCGGAAGCGGATAAAGTCGCATGTGAAAAATCTGGACTTAAATGGTATATCGTTCAACCGAATCTCGAACAATGGGTTGAATATAAACCTTGCGGATTTAAAGCAAGCCTAATTGGGAGGTCGTGGGTATGGGGTGTTAATGATTGCTGGAGTTTATGCAGGGACTATTACCAGGAAGAATTAGGGATTGAGTTAGTGGATTGGGATAGGCCAAATGACCCTGATGATTTTATTAAAAGACCAATGTTTGATACTTGTTTTGAAGCTACAGGTTTCAGGGAATTAAAGCCGGAAGAGGATTTACAAAAAGGTGATTTACTATTACTAAGTATTGGCAGTACAGGTTTAAATCATATTGGTGTTTATTTAGGGGAACAAATACTTTTGCATCATTTACAAAATAGGCTTTCAAGTCGTGACTTATTAGACGAATGGCTACTAAAATGCATAGGTAGGAGGATTCGACATGTTGCGTAAAGTTCGATTGTATGGAGACTTAGCAAAGTTTGTTGGCGAGCGTGTGCTAGAAGCCGACGTTGCTAACGCTGCTCAAGCATTAAGGTTTCTTGTCGCTAATTGGCCTGAGTTAAAGAATTACATGGCAGATAGAAGGTATAAAGTTGTTGCTGATAATTGGGACATAGAAAAAGAAGAGTTGTTTTATCCAACAGGTCAAAGTGATATAAAAATCATTCCTGTTATTGGTGGAGCTGGTGGAAACTGGGGAAAGGTTATTTTAGGAGTTGCTTTAATTGGTATTGGCTTTGCAGTTGGTGGTGGTGTCTTTGGTGCTTCCTTGGCAAAAAATTTAGGTGCTATTAGTTTTGTTAAAGGCGTAGGTGCGGCGGTGGCGTTAAGTGGGGTAGCTGGGTTGCTAACTCCTGTGCCTCCTATACCAGAACTTGCACAAGACCCGCGCAATAATTCGTTTAGCTTTAGCGGGATTCAGAACACTTCAAGGGCTGGTGTTTGCGTTCCTGTCATTTTCGGGGAGGTCATAACCGGCTCTGTTGTCATATCGGCGGGTGTTGATACTCATCAGGTGGAAGCATGAGCATCGTCATTGGAGCTGGTAGCGCAACAGGCAAGGGCGGCGGTGGCGGTGGCGGAACTCCGACTGAAGCGAAAGATAATTTAGATTCAAAGCAATTTGCAAAAGTACTTGATCTCTTAGCCGAAGGTGAAATAGAGGGTTTAGTGGATGGGGCTAAATCTATTTATTTAAATAACACACCTTTGCAGGATTTTCATGGTGCTTACAATTTCAAAGATGTTACTTACGAGGTAAGAACAGGAACATCAAATCAAACAAGCATTCCAATTACTGTTAATACAGAAACTACAAAAACAACAGGACTAAGCACAATTGTCCAAGCAACTCCGGGCGTTGTTCAGATTACAGACAGTGAAGTAGATGCAGTAAAAGTTATTGTCTCTGTTCCACAGTTACAGGAGATTTCAGACAAGGGAGATATTTTTGGAACAGAGGTTGAAATTCAAATACAAGTTCAATATAGCGGCGGTTCTTATGCAACAAAAATTTCAGGAGCATCAGGCAAAATTACAGGGCGAACGGGTGATTTATATGCCCGTGAATATTTAGTCAATTTAGACGGCGCTTTCCCTGTCAATATAAAACTCATAAGAGTTACAGCCGATAGCGGAAGTTCAAAGCTAACAAATGCGATTCAGTGGAACAATTATGTAGAGATTAAATATGAGAATCGAACTTATCCGAATAGTGCTTTAGTTGGTATACGTGTAGACGCGGAGCAATTCACTAGCATTCCAACTAGGAAATACCGTATAAAGGGGCAGAAAGTCCAAATTCCGCATAACGCAACTGTCAGAGCTGATGGAAGCCTTTCTTATTCAGGAACATTTAACGGGACATTAGGGGCAGCGCAATATACAAATGATCCGGCTTGGTGTTTATATTCGCTTTTGACAAGTTCACGTTTTGGGCTTGGTGATCATTTAGAAGCATCAGAACTTGATAAGTTTTCTTTTTATTCGGCTAGTCAATATTGCGGCACTCAAGTTGATGATGGAACAGGAACAGGTTCAACAGAACCACGTTTTGCAATATCGGCAAATTTACAAAATCAACAAGAAGCTTATAGCGTCGTCAATCAAATGTGCTCTGTATTTAGAGCTATGCCTTATTGGGCAGCGGGATCTTTAGAAATTACGCAAGATAGCCCAGCCGATGCGAGCTATTTATTTACTCTTGCTAATGTTTTACCCCCTGGGTTCGTTTATTCGAATACAAGCCAAAGGACAAGGCCAACCGTTGTTGTTGTTAAATATTTAGATCTGGAATTGATGGATGTAAATTACGAAGAAGTTATTGATAGTGCAAACCTGGCAAGATATGGCCGAGTAGTTAAAAACATTGATGCTTTTGGGACAACTTCAAGGGGCCAGGCTAATCGTCTTGGTAAATGGCTTTTATATGAAGAAAACTTAGAAAAGGAACTGGTCAATTTTACAACTTCGGTTTCAGCCGGTGTAATCGTTAGACCTGGGCAAGTTATAGAAATAGCTGATGAGATGAAAAGCGGAACCCGTCGCGGTGGTTTAACCAAAAGCGGTGCAACAACAACCGCCGTTCCTGTTGATGATATTACGGGCATTAGTTATACAGTGAGCGCCTCTTTATCTGTTGTCTTGCCTGATGGGTCAGTTGAGAAGAAAACAGTCAGCGGTATTTCTTCCAATACGATTTCTGTTGTGGGTAATGCTTTTAGTGCAGCGCCTAATGAAAATAGTATGTGGGTATATGAAACAACTGATATCGAGTCTTCCCAATGGCGTGTTTTAACTGTTGACGAACAAGACAGAGCAACTTATTCAATAACAGCTAATGAACATCACTCTGGTAAATATGCACATATAGAATCAAATATTGCTTTAGTTAAAAGAGACATAACTAATTTGGATGTTCCCCCTCCAAGCCCATCAGGTCTAATAGCTACAGAAACAATTTATGAAAATACAGGAATTGCCAGAGTAAAAATTATACTTAGTTGGACGAGCGACAATGATAATGCTTATGTTCGTTGGAGATATGAAAACGGTAACTGGGTAGGCAGGGCAATAGAAGGATCAAAGACCTATGAAATATTAGACACTGTTGATGGAAATTATAGGATTGAAGTTTATAACGTTAGCGCGTCTGGTTTAAGGTCAACTCTGCCAGCACAGTTAAGTCCTTTTGTAGCAGAAGGAAAAACAGCTTTACCCCAGCAAGTCACGGGCGTAAGTCTTTTACCTATAGATGAAGCGAGCGCAATTCTTAGCTGGAACAGAGCTACGGAGCTTGATGTTTTACTGGGTGGCAAAACGCTAATAAGATTTGCACAGGTATCAACCGGGGCTACTTGGCAGAACTCGCAAGAAATCGGGATTGTTGCCACAGGATCACAGACACAGAAGCAAGTCCCTTTAATTGACACAGGTTCTTATCTTTTGAAATTTGAAGATGATGGAGGTCGTCGATCAGGCACGCCGGGTAGTAGTGATTCAGATTGGAATGATTCAAGGGTGACGATTGATTACCCAGCTCCATCAGAAAGGTTATTACTTCAAACAATTGATGAACATACAGCCAACTTCGCAGGGACAGATTCTAATACTGAATTTGATGCAAGCCTGGACGCTTTAAAATTAACCGTAACTGATAACGCTACGGCGGCATCGGGTGAATATACCTTTGCCAATGCTGTTAACTTGACTCAATCTTATTCTGTTAATGTTCGCAGGAATTTAAAAGCATCAGGATTTTTCTTAAATAGTTTATGGGATGCAAGAACAGACTTAATCGACTCCTGGGGGCTAATTGATTCAATAGGTTCTGACCAGGCCGATAAAGTTAATTGCAACGTATATCTAAGAACAAGCCTTGACAATTCAACATGGACAACATGGAGAGAATTTACGAATGTTTTAGTTAAAGCAAGGCATATACAATTCAAGGCGAAACTAACCTGTTCCGATACGAACCAAAATATTCAGGTTACAGAACTAGGAGCCGTATTAGAATTACAAGGAAGAACGGAGTCTATTTCGACTCCAGTCACAACAGGATCATCAGCTTACACAGTGACATTTATCAAAGCCTTTAAAAACACTCCTTCTGTCGTCATTACGCCGACATCGCAGCAAACGGGTGATTTCTATGAATTGGCAAGCATCACAAGAACAGGTTTTCAAGTAACCTTTAAAAATGGTAGTGCTGCCGTTGCTCGTCCATTTGTATGGGCTGCGTCAGGTTTCGGTAAGGAGGTTACTTAAATGAGCAATACTCACGATTACTCGCTCGGGAATGCAAACGGCCTGAATTTTAGAAATGACATTAATAGCGTTCTAGCAGATATTCAATCGACCAATTCAGGTTCCTCAAGTCCTTCAACTACTGTTGCTGGTAAATTATGGATTGATACGACTAACAATTTAATTAAGCTCAGAAATAATAGTAATAATGCTTGGATTACAATCGGCTCAAGCAATACAGCAAATCTAGGTTTAGCTTCTACTGCCTCCCCTTCTTTTAGCGGAACTCTCACATCAGCCGGGGATATTGTTTGCACAGGTACAGGATCATTACAATTACCAGCCGGAACAACAGCGCAGAGGCCAACGGGTGCAACTGGCGACCTGCGATTTAATAGCACAATAAGTAAGGTAGAAACTTATACAGGCTCTACATGGGAAAGCGTCGGTGGGGTTCCCGCTGGGTCTGTTGTATCTTTTGCTCATACAACTCCTCCTAGTGGTTGGCTTGAATGTAATGGGGAGGCAATTAGCCGTTCAAATTTTGCAACACTCTTTGCGGCGATTGCTACAACCTGGGGGGCGGGTGATGGATCAAGTACTTTCGCCCTCCCAGATTTAAGGGGTGAGTTTGTTCGCGGTTGGGATCATTCGAAAGGTACAGATAGCGG